TCTCTAATCTATCTTTTTCATCATTTAGCATTTCTAGAAGATTAACTTTAGTAGGGGAAGTTAATGCGGGCTTCTTTAAAACAGACTCGGCGTAAAGAGACATGGCGGAAATAATATCTGGTTTCTGCTCAAATTTATCTAAGATGGTGTCTAGATATTCACCGATTTTTTCATAATTGTTTTGAAACGATAAATAGCGGGGAACACGAATAATTCTAGAGCCTTTAGTATTTAACGAATAAAACTCCGATACGTCTTTTTTATCACTACGAATCGCTTGGACCAATTTAGATAAGAGAGGATAAGATGCGTCCAATTTAAAAAATCTTGAAAGTTTTTTATTGATTTTTATTCTTGACTCATCGGAGTCATATTGTGTAGCGACCATCGCTAGAGTTTTAAGATGCTTGAGATACTTACTAGGGATAGAACCTCGACCTTCAAACTTAATTTGAGAAGTAACCTTTCTCCTACCATCATCGCGGAAAGATACTGCACCCATAGGGATTCTAGGTTTAGTTGCCGTTCTTTTCCTTTCACCGTCGTCAAAAATGATTTCCATAACGGTATCATATTGTTCTTCAACTTCCTGTCCTTTTTCCTGAAGGTCTTTTAGTTTACTTCCACCCTTTTTTAATAGTTTCACCACTTTTGAAATTTTAGAACTTGCTTCTTCATCTCCTTCAAATTTAGAAAGGAGAGAAGTAACCGCATCACTAACTTCTTGGAAAGCGTTAGCCACTAAGTTAAGGTTAAGTAGAATTAGAGCATCAAGAGGAGCATCAACTTCTTTTGTTTCATAAATGTCTTCTGCTTCTTTAAGAGCCTTGGAATATTGCCTAATTCTACCTTCTGATAATTCAACTTTAACAAAAGCAGCAAAGTATTTATTTTCGTCTTCTTTAGGAATTTTTTTAAGTTTTGTTTTTAATTCTGAGAAGTAAGATTTTTCTTTTGTAAGTAATTTTCTAATGGAAGAAACAGTTATAATCTCTTTACCAAACATGTCTAATTGTTTTTTATACTCAAGTAATGAATCATTGAAAGCATCGTCATCATACTCTCCCGTTTCATTCTCAATTAAATCTTTATACTCTTCTAAAAATTCTTCGTATCTTTTAACTGAAGAATTGATTCTTTTTTTGCTTACCTTTTTCTTTGTGGTCGCTTTCAGTTTATTTTCATTTGCCAGAACACGATTTAGAATATTCATAACATTAGGGCGAGTTCTAGTTTTACCCCGTAACTTTCGAGGTTCTAACCCTACCCCTTCTGTCCCTTTTCTTGGCCTAATGTAAGGCCCTTGAGGGTTCATTTTACCCTCTAATGTTTTAATTCTAGAAGTCAGGCTTTTTAACTTTTTCTCTTCTGTCTTTAGGTCTTTGCCTTGGACCTTCTTTTTAGTTTCATCTAATAATTTTTTTGCTGAATTAACTGAAAGAAGGTTACTGCGGTCAAGTCTTCTTTTTCTTCGCCTGTCTTGGCGCAAAGGGAGTTTTACGGAATCTATTGGTTCTCCGGTTTCTCTATCGTATTGCCTACCCACTTCAGTAAGTTTTGTGCGTCCTCTAGAAGCGGCGACTTTAGCCCTATCATAAGCCTGTTCGTGCTCTTTTAACTTTTGAAAGAGTTGAACATTTGTTCTAGCATCCTTTAACTCTTCTTTTAATTTTTTAAGTTTAGCAGAATCCTCGCTAGTGTCTTGATAAGTTTCCTCTAATTTCGCTTCCAATTCGAAGACAGATTTAAACTTTCGAATATCTTCTTCTTTTGGATAAATTACCTTTAGCAAATCCAAAATGGTGATATCACCCTCGGCTTTTAGAATGTCTCCTGTTAAGGTAACGTAAATATCTCGAATCAAAGATTCAGGAGAACCTTTGATAAGAATACTACCCCAAGACATTTAATCGCCTCAGAAGGGAATGTTTTCTTTCTTTCCACGACGACGTGGAGGAAGACTAATCACATCAGGAATATCCGTTGAAGTAGGAATAGACTTATGAGTTGTGTCGGGAGCCGCACCCATAGAAAAATCCCGATTGGGAGTAATTCTTCTATCTGCGTTTGCATTCTGCGCTTTTACCTTTGCTAACTCCTTTCGGAGAGCAATTTCTTTTTGTCTTAAATCTTCAGTCATTTAATCACCTCTTATTTTTTTAGATGCTAACTCGTATAATTCTTTTACATCTACAATTTCTGTTATAGAAGCAGGTTCTCCGTAATAATCCTCAACTACTTGCAGCAGTTCTTCATACATGTTTTGGTATTTATATGGTTTTTCATAAAAATTAAGAATATCACTAACATTCTTTAATACTGCTAATTCGACTAGAACCATTGCAAAGGCATTAGTTTCATCATAAGAATTAAGTCTTTCTGCCTTCCTTAATTCATTCTTCCACATCAAGGAATCCTCCTTTCACTTCTTCTATCAACGTTTTGATTACCCGCGTCTTCAGGTAATCCTGTGAATCTCTTATCCGGTCCCACGCTTTGCCGCGCTTTATTCCTTGTGGCCGGTGGGTTCTCTTGGGGCTTAGGAATTCCACCCTGTAGGGCTTGTCTTTGCATTTCATCGAGGTCGCGTTGGTCAACGTTTGAACCTGCTAATGGGTCAACCTTAGCACCTTCTTCACCTTCAGGTTGTTCTTCAGGTTTTGGTTCAGGCGGAGGTTTCTTAAAAGTAAATGCTCCATCTTCATCCATATCAACTTCAAAGCCAATATTTTTCATAGATGCGGCAAGGTTGATTTCAATCTCACGCTTTCGAAGAACAGCAATTTCATCTTCTTCTTCAGATGGAGGTAGTTTAAGTTTCCAATCTGTGATGCCGAATTGCTTAATAAGATATGGGAAAACGTAATTGTTATACACATTCTGAGCCATTTGGACCGCACGGTTCGTAACAAGGATTTGCATACCTTCATTGTTAAGACCACCGCTAGTTGTGTTATCAGCCATGAAGACCTTGCTTACACCGTAAAAGGCAGAAATTCTATCGCGTAAATCATCTTTTACTGCGACGTAATCCATCTCTTTTAGACTGTCCATAAACTTAATCCATTCAATAGCACCTTTGCCGTTCTCGGCTTCGATGCCCATTACAGGAATAAAGTGAGGGTCTGCTTCCATCTTCTCTTTTACAGAACGCCAGAAAGAACGCATGGATTCCATGTTTCTAGTTTGAACTGCAAGAAGACCGCGAGGCATCCGACTCTTTGTGTATGAAGAATTAACATAGTTCTCCATAGCAATTAGCGTCATGATTAGATTATAAAGAGTAAGAATAGGAGAAGTTCCATAGAGCCGAGAAGGGCTATATTTGCTAAAATGTAAGACTTCTCCCTCTAAGAAATATTGGTCAT